ATGAACATCTCTTGGCAAGCAGAGGTATTTGCGCTGATGAAGGACAACAACATCAGCCGCAATGACCTCGCCGAAGCCGCAGGCGTCACCCCTGAGTACGTCAGCATGGTGCTGAACAAGCGGCGCAACCCTGCAGGCGCGGAGAGCAACTTCCGCGCAGCCATTCAAAAATTACTTTATGAAAAGGAGAATACCAACAATGACTGACATTCAGGTATTCAACAACCCTGAATTTGGGAGCATCCGGAGCGTCGAGCAAAACGGTGAGCCATGGTTCGTCGGCAAAGACGTAGCCGAGGCACTGGGGTATGCGAAGCCCGAAAACGCACTGGCCGCCCATGTGGATGCACCAGACAAAACCACCACCCTGATTCAGGGTGATGGTTCCAACTACAAGAGCATGACCACCATCATCAATGAGAGCGGTCTCTACTCCCTGATTTTCAGCAGTAAGCTGGAAGGTGCACAGCGGTTCAAGCGCTGGGTCACCTCCGAGGTGCTGCCCAGCATCCGCAAACATGGCGCATACATCGCCGGACAGGAGCAGCTCACTAACGAGGAGTTGCTTGCAAAGGCTCTGGTGGTCACCCACAGGATTCTGGAGGAGCGGGACGCCCGGCTTGCTGCGCAGGATGCCCGCATTTCTGAGCTGACCGTCGCCAACCAGATTGCCGCACCCAAAGCGGAGTACTTCGACGAGCTGGTAGACCGTCGCCTGCTTACCAGTTTCCGGGATACGTCCAAGCAGCTCGAGGTAGGTGAAAAGGTGTTCATCGGCTTCTTGCTGGAGCATAAGTACATCTACCGGGACAAAAAGGGTCACCTGATGCCCTACGCCGACAAGAACGACGGTCTCTTCGAGGTGAAGGAAGGCGTCAACCGGAAAACTGCATGGGCGGGCACCCAGACGCTCATCACACCCAAAGGCCGAGAGACCTTCCGGTTGATGCTGCCTAAAATGCTGGCTACTGAGGCACAGAGGAAGCCTAAGAAGCGCAAGTAAAGGAGTGACCCGACCATGAAACGTCCGGAAGCATGGCATGACGCCTACAGCGCCATCTATGACAGCCTCGGCTGCATACGCCTGACGGTGGAGCAGGCCGCCGCCCAGATGGGCACCACTGCAAAACGCGTCACCCAGCAGTACCCGGACGGTTGGAGTGGGCGGGGCCGGGGCAAGACCATCCGGCTGGACACCCTGCTGGATCAGGAATTCAACTGTTACTGAGGAGGAATCACAAATGAAAATTAGCCCGAACGCTCAGCTGCAAATCCAGATGAGAGAGGATGGAAACCCTACGATTTACATCTGCGGCACTGAGATGGAACAGAAAGCCCTTTGCGCCACGCTGATTGCCGGGGTTTGCATGAGGCAAAGTAACCCGGCAGCATTGCTCAGCATAGTGACTGCCGCCGCAGACCTTATGGATAGCATGGAGGAGGCCACCGATGAAGAAGCATGATAACATCGCCGTCACCGGTGTGGTGGCCCTGCTGGCCCTCATCGGGGCCGTCAAGGTCGCCCAGACCGCCTGCGCACTCACCGCCCTCGCACTGGCCCGCTGGGGCGGCTGGGACATCGCAGAGGCCGCGCAGGCGGCACCGGTCATCCTCGCGGCAGCAGCCGGCGGGCTTACCATTTTCCTGCAGGGACTGTACGAGGATGGCCGTTACACCGAAGAAGCGGAGCGGCACGACGTATGAGCCGCCCCACCGTCGCGTGGTACACCGTCTACCTCGCCGCCACCGACGAGATAGCAGCCTGCGGCACCGCCGAGGACTGCGTCCGGGCGCGGGGGCTGTCGAGTGTCCCTGTCTTCCGTAGCATCGTAAGCCACACCCGGCATATGCCGAAGCAATACCCGAAGTACATCATCGTCACCGAACGAATCAAAAGGATCGAACTACCATGAAAACCATCAAAGTCAGACTGACCTTCCTTGAGCCGCTGCTGGGCACCTGGCCTGCCAACCCCAATGTGGCCCGGGAGTACATCGCCAGCAAGTCGCCGGACGCCGGCAGCATCGAGGACGAGGTGGCCGCACTGGGCGCAGAGGCCGCAGCCGATAAGGCGATGACCATCTTCCCCCGTGATGCCGAGGGCCGGCCCATCCTCTACGATTACCAGGTCAAAGGCTTCTTCAAGGACGCCTGCGGGATGCTGGGCCGCATCGGCGGCAAGACCGAGACGGGCAAGAAGCGGGCCGTCAACGAGAGCGGGAAGCTCACTGCTTACAAGAAGATCATCGACGGCCTCATCTTCGTCAGCCCCCGCCAGATCCCCCTGACGATTCTCGGCGAGATGAACGAGTGCCAGCGCCCTCTCCGCGCCCAGACGGCGCAGGGCGAGCGGGTGAGCCTCGCCAACAGCGAGCAGATCCCCGCAGGCAGCACCTGCGAGTTCGAAGTGCTCTGCATGGACGACGCCCACGCGGCTGCGGTGATGGAGTGGCTGGACTACGGCCAGCTCCGGGGCCTCGGCCAATGGCGCAACTCCGGCAAGGGCCGGTTCCGCTACACCCTTCTGGGCTGAGTGCAAGGGCATTGCTCCGCTTCGTCTGGCAATGGCTAGGCCCCGCGAAGCATAGCAATGGCTTTGCTCAGGACAGCCTCGCTTTGACCCGCAAGGGCAATGGGAGGCATAGCACCGACTTGCAAAGGCAGAGGATAGTACAGCCACGGTCTGCGAGGGCATTGGATGGCCCAGCTATGCAACGGCATTGGATGGACCTGATGAGCATTGCGACGGCTATGTTGAGCAGGGCTAGGTTTAGCCAAGCGACGGCAAAGTCATGTTCTGATTAGCACAGCACCGCAAAGGCAAAGCACGTCATGGCCAAGCGTTGATACGCATCGCAAAGGCAAAGCGAGGCTCTGCGCGGCGTTGCAACGGCATAGCATTGGGGCGCTAGGAGAGGCAACGGCATAGCATTGGGACGCTAGGAGAGGCAGAGCAATGGCACAGGACAGAACAGCTCCGAACTGCAAAGCGTAGATTCAACAGAATCTTTTTATAAAAGGAGCGATTTACAATGACTTTCAATCTGAATCTTTACGGTGACTCCCCCGCCGAGCTGCGGGCGCTCATCAACGCACTGGCAGACCTTCCGGGCGGACTCACCATCGAACACACCCCCAGCGCCCCGCACCCTGCACAGCCCCAGAGCGAGGCTGTGGCGCAGCCGGACAAGTCCAAGGTCCCGGCACCCGCCAAGCCCAAAAAGGCCGCACAGAAGCCCGCAGCAGCCCCTGCGGAGGCACAGGCAAACCCTAATGCAGCCGAAGCCCCGGCGTCTCCTGCGCAGGCGGATACCGCACCGGCGTCCTCGACCACCTCGCCAGAACCCAAGGCTGACCCCGCCGTGCTGGACAAGATCCGCGACCTCGCCCGCAGCCTCATCGTACAGGGCAAGCGGGACGGCGTCCAGCGGGCCATCAAGAGCGCCGGCGCTGCCGCCATCTCCAAGCTGCCGCCGGAGAGCTACACCGCAGTGTGGGAGCAGCTGCTCAAGCTGAAAGACGAGGTGGACGCAGATGCCGCCGGTTAAACACGCCCTGCTGGGGGCCTCCAGCGCGGCCCGGTGGCTGGCCTGCCCCGCTTCGGCCCGGGCCACCGAGGGCCTGCCGGACGATGAGACCCCGTATGCCGCCGAGGGTACCCGGGCGCACGAGATGTGCGAGACCGCCCTCCGGCGCAAGCTGGCAAAGTGGGAGGATGGAAAACCCTTTGATCTGCTGTCCGACTGGGCGCAGCAGTCAATGCCGACAGAGATGTTTAATGCCGCCAACCGGTACACCTCCTTCATCCACGAGCTGTGGGTCGGCTTTCCCCGCCGCCCCAGCGTCTTCATCGAGCAGGAGGTGGACGTCAGCGAGTGGGTACCCGGCGGCTTCGGCACCTGCGACTGTCTGCTCATCGGCGGCGGGCTGCTCCACATTGTAGACTTCAAGTACGGGCAGGGCGTTCCGGTCAGCCCGGTGCACAACCCCCAGCTCATGTACTACGCCCTCGGAGCTTACGCCCTTTTCCGGGACATCGACGACATCGACACCGTCTGCATGAGCATCGTGCAGCCCCGCATCCAGACCGAGCCGGAGACATGGCAGCTGCCCCTCGCCGACCTTCTGAGCTGGGCCAGAGAGGTGCTGCGGCCCGGGGCCGAGAGGGCGTGGAAGGGCGAGGGCGGCTTCTGCCCCGGCGACCACTGCAAGAAGACCTTCTGCAAGGCTTACCCCAACTGCCGGGCATGGCAGGATAAATACGGCCCACTGGCCGGCTTCGAGCCGCTGCCGGAGGCCGCTACGCTGAGCGACGAGGGGCTGGGCGCGTGGCTGGCCAAGGTGCAGGGCCTCGCCGCCTACGCCAAAGATCTCGAGGACTACGCCCACGACGCCCTTCTGGCCGGGCGCAGCCTGCCCGGCTGGAAGCTGGTGCAGGGCCGCAGCACCCGCAAATGGACCGATCAGGACGCGGCCTTCCAGCAGATGGAGCGCAGCGGCATCGACGAGGCCCTGCTGTACACCCGCACCCCCATCTCCCTGACCGTGGCCGAGAAGATGATCGGCAAGAAGAAGTTCGCCGAGCTGATGTCGGCCTTTATCACCAAAGCCCCGGGAGCACCCAAACTGGCCGCCGCCGGCGACCCCCGCCCGGAGTACAACGCATTAGAGGGCTTCACGCCCGAGGAGGACTAGTATGAATACAAACGAAGTCATCATCCCCTGCCGCCTTTCCTACGCCAACATCTGGGAGCCCAAGCAGGTCAACGGCACCGGCGATCCCAAGTACAGCTGCTGCCTGCTCATCAAGAAGACCGACACCGCCGCCCTCGCCAAGCTCCGCGCCGCCATCGAGGCGGTCAAGAAGGATCCCAAAGCACTGGCCAAGTGGGGCGGCAGCGTCCCCAAGAACCTGAAAAGCCCCCTGCGGGACGGCGACGAGGAGAAGGACGACGAAAACTACCTCGGCTGCTTTTTCCTGAACGCCAACGCCGCCGAGAACCGCCGTCCCCGCATCATCGACCGGGCCTGCAATGAGGTGCTGGATCAGGAGGAGGTCTACAGCGGTTGCTACGCCAACGTCAAGGTCGGCCTCTTCGCCTACAGCGCCAGCGGCAACAAGGGCATCGGCGCGGGCCTCGAGGTCATCCAGAAGGTGCGCGACGGCGAGCGCCTGTCCGGCGGCAGCAGCCTCGAGGGCTTCGAGGTATTGACCGATGAGGACGACGACCTGCTGGATTGATCGATACGCCGGAGACCCGCACATCGAGCCTCCGGCCTTTTTGAAAGGAGTACCCTGTGAAATTTATCACCGTAGACCTCGAGACCTACTCGCCGCAGGACATCGCCAAGGTCGGTGCCTACCGATACGCCCAAGACCCAGAGTTTCAGGTGCTGCTGTTCGGTTATTGCGCAGAAGATTCAGCTGCACCGACAGTGCTTGACCTGACGTTGGAACCTGACCCACGGTGCTGCCTTTATGTGAGTATGCCGTGGCTGTTCGATGCCAGCTACACCAAGCGGGCGCACAACGCCGCCTTCGAGTGGTGGTGTCTGTCTGAGTACATGGAGCTGAGCTGGGAACAGCGGGTGCTCTGGCTGCAGCAGTGGGAGTGCAGCATGATCCACGCCCTCTACTGCGGCCTGCCCGCCCAGCTGGGCGCCCTCGGCAAGGCGCTGCAGCAGCCGGAGGATGCCCTCAAGATGAAAGAGGGCAAGGCGCTGATCACCTACTTCTGCAAGCCCTGCAAGGCCACCAAGGCCAACGGCGGACGCACCCGCAACCTGCCCCGGCACGACCCCGAAAAGTGGAGTCTGTTCTGCAAGTACAACGGCATGGACGTCATCGCCGAGCGGGCCAACGACCGGAAGCTGGCCCCCTGGCCGGTGCCGGAGGAGATCATGCAGCAGTGGCGGGAGGATGTGGAGATGAATGCCCGGGGCGTGGCCGTGGACATGGATCTGGTGGATGCCGCGCAGGACCTCCTCGAGCGGAACGCCCTGCCCCTCAAGGCGGAGCTGAAGACCCTGACCGGACTTGTCAACCCCGGCAGCAGAGTGCAGCTCCTCGGCTGGCTGGAGAACCGGGGGCTGAAGCTCCCCGGCCTCGGCAAGGACGTGGTAGACGACGCCCTGAAGATGGAGCTGCCCTCAGACGTCCGCCGGGCGCTGGAGCTGCGCCAGCAGACCAGCAAGGCCAGCAACTCCAAGTACAAGACCATCGCCCTGAGCCGAGGCCCGGACGACCGGATCCGGGGCACGCTGCAATTCTACGGCGCGTCCCGCACGGGGCGCTGGGCCGGGCGGCTGCTGCAAAGCCAGAACCTGCCCCGCACCTACCTCGACCATCAGGCCGAGTGGCGGGCCATCGTCCAGAGCCGCGACCTTGAGGGCCTGCAGCTCCTCACCGATAACGTCGCAGACACCCTGAGCCAGCTCATCCGCACGGCGCTGGTGCCTGCCAAGGGCTGCACCTTCGTGGACGCCGACTTCTCCGCCATCGAGGCCCGGCTCATCGCGTGGCTGGCAGGAGAAGAATGGGTGCTGGACGTCTTCCGCACCACCGGCAAGATCTACGAGGCCACCGCAGCCCGCATCTTCGGTGTGCCGTTCGAGAGCATCGTGAAGGGCAACCCCAACTACAAGTACCGCGCCCGGGGCAAGGTGGCCACGCTGGCGCTGGGCTATGAGGGCGGGGTATCCGCCATGAAGCGGATGGGCGGCGACGCGCTGGGCCTCGACGACGAGGGCCTGAAGGACATCGTGAGCCGCTGGCGCAGGCAGAACCCCAACATCCGCAGCCTCTGGAAAAAGATGCAGGACGCCGCCGTCCACACCATCCGCACCGGGCAGACCACGAGGCCCCGGGCAGGCGTCATCTTCCGCAAGGAGATGAGCCGGAGCGTCCCCTTCCCTTTTTTGACCATGGAGCTGCCCAGCGGACGGAAGCTCTTCTACGCCGACCCGAAGCTTGCCCGGGAGGCCAACTGGCGGGGCGACCACGAGATTCTATATAAGGAATGGGACAACGGCAAATGGCAGGAGTCCAAGACCTACGGCGGCAAGCTCACCGAGAACCTGACGCAGGCCGTAGGCCGGGACTGCCTCGCCTTTGCACTGGATAATCTACGCCGGGCAGGCTACCGGGTGGTTTTCCACATCCACGACGAGGTAGTCATTGAGCTGCCGAACACGCAGGACGCGGAGGCCGCACTGGAGGACGTGATACACATTATGAGCCGTGTGCCGCCATGGGCTGAGGGACTGCCCCTGAGCGCCGCAGGCTGGCACGGAGACTTTTTTACAAAGGACTGATGATTATGAAAACACCGGAGATGCTGGTGGGCTGCGTCTGTGGCGCAGTACCCCGGAACGAAAAGTTCCCGAAGGGCAAAGTGGCCGTGGCCCGCTGGCGCAGAAACCGGGGCTGGGTCGTGGTCTGCACCCGCTGCGGCAGGGTCGGAGAACCCGGGGACTGCCCGGCGAACGCCTGCGCCCGCTGGGAGGGCCGCCGGTATCGGCATGAACCATAAGAGGAGGACAACTATGAGCGACACGCTGAAGATCTGCACCGGCCCCAGCCGCATGGCCACCGAGTGGGAGCTGCACGAGCTGAGCTGGGAGGGCTTCGCCTCCACCCTCTCGGACCGGATGCAGCAAAACTGCGGCACCGAGACCCACGCGGGGTACATAGCCCTGCCCAAGGCGCAGCAGGCCGACCTCAAGGACGTGGGCGGTTTTGTGGGCGGCACCCTGCGGAACGGAAGCCGCAAGCGTGGCTGCTGCACTGGGCGCAGCCTCATCACGCTGGACATGGACAACTGCGCCCCCGGAAGCACCGAAGACTGGGTCGCGGCCATCAAGAGCATCGGCACAGCAGCGGTCTACTCCACCCGGAAGCACGACCCGGAGCATCCCCGGCTGCGGGCCATCTTCCCCACCGACCGGGTCATGCAGCCGGAGGAGTACCAGCCCTGCGCCCGGATGCTGGCCCAGACGCTGGACGCCACGATGGCCGTGTTCGACTCCACCACCTTCGAGGCCGAACGGCTGATGTACTGGCCCAGCCGCAGCGCCGACAGCGACTGGGTCTGCGAGGCCACCGAGGACGGCAGCCGCATCTGCGTGGATGACCTGCTCTGGCTTTACCCGGACTGGCACGACGCCCGCAGCTGGCCTGCCTGCCCCGCAGAGCAGCAGGTCAAGCTGCCCGGCGGCAAGCAGGCGGACCCTACGGCCAAGCCCGGCGTCGTGGGCGCATTCTGCCGGACTTACGACATCCGGCAGGCTATCGAAAAGTTCCTGCCCGGTGTGTACGTAGATGCAGGCGCAGGGCGCTTGACCTACGCTGCAGGAAGCACTACCGCCGGCGCGGTGCTCTACGACAACGATACCTTTATCTACAGCCACCACAGCACCGACCCCGCAGGGGGTAAGCTACTGAACGCGTGGGATCTGGTGCGAATCCACAAGTTCGGCGATCTGGACGCGGACGCCGCCCCCGGCACGCCCACCGCCAGTCTCCCCAGCTGGCATCAGATGCGGGCGCTGGCCGAGGCCGACGGCCCCACCTCTGCCCTGCTGCGGCAGGAGGCCGTAGACCACGCGATGGAGGGCTTCGAGCCGCTGCCCGAGGAAGACACCGACCCGGACAAGTGGCAGGAGAAGCTGGACCGCACCCAGAAGGGTGCCATCGCCTGCACCATCCAGAACGCATGGATCATCCTCGAGAACGACCCCGCCCTCAAGGGCCGTATCTGGATGGACACCTTCTCGGAGCGGCTGCGCTGCAAGGGGCCGTTCCCTTGGAACGACCGTGACGCCGAGCGGGACTGGTCGGACGAGGACGACGCAGGCATCCGCTGGTATCTCGAGACCATCTACCACTTCAGCGGAGTCAACAAGGCCGCCGACGCCGTGGCCCTGACCGGAGGACGACACGCCAAAGACCCGGTGCGGGAGTACCTGCTGGGCCTCGTCTGGGACGGCATGGAACGCCTCGACACCCTCTTCATCGACTACCTCGGCGCAGAGGATACAGGGTACACACGGGCCGTGACCCGCAAGATGTTCACCGCAGCGGTAGCCCGGTGCTTCCGCCCCGGCTGTAAGTTTGACCAGATCTGCATCCTCAGCGGCAAACAGGGCATCGGCAAGAGCCTGCTGCTGTCCCGGATGGGCCGGGAGTGGTTCAACGACAGCATCACCAGCTTCGACGGCAAGGACGCCCGGGAGAACCTGCGGGGCGTCTGGATCGTCGAGCTGGGTGAGCTGACGGCCTTCAGCCGCTCCGAGAGCGAGGCGGCAAAGCAGTTCCTCAGCCAGACCGAGGACAGATACCGGGCCGCTTATGGCCGCAGAACGGTGCAGTACCCCCGCAGGTGCGTATTCTTCGGCACCTCCAACGGATCCGATTTTCTCCGGGACACCACCGGAAACCGCCGTTTCTGGCCCATAGACTGCTGCTTCGAGCGTCGCACGAGGGTCGTCCACGACGACCTGACCCCCTCCGAGGTGGACCAGCTGTGGGCCGAGGCCATGGCCCGGTACAACGCCGGAGAAGACCTCATGCTCCGGGACGAGCTGCACGCAGCCGCCCTCGCAGAGCAGCAGGCTCACACTGAGCGGGACCCGTGGGAGGGGGCCATCGCCGACTTCCTCGAACGCCCGCTGCCCCCGGGCTGGCCCAAGATGGCCGTCGAGGAGCGGGTCTGCTGGTGGGAGACCGGCCACGCCGAGGGCGTCCCTACGGTCCCCAGAGCCTCCGTCTGTGCCGCCGAGCTGTGGCGGGAATGCCTCGACCGCACCGGCAGAGACCTTGACCGGCAGCAGTCCAAGCGCATCGCCGCCATCATGAACGGCCTCCCGGGATGGTCGCCGGTCAAGTATCCCCTGCGCTGCGGACCCTACGGGATGCAGCGTTCGTGGAGGCGAAACGAGGAGTAATTACCACCCGAAAATCTGACTACAAACGATGGCCGAAACCACCGTTTTTGTCTACAGACGACTACAAACAAAAAGCCGACTACAGACTACAGAGAATCCGGCAAACTTTAAGGCAACAAAAGAAAAGAAGAACCGAAAACGCCGCTTGTCTACAAACGACTACAAAGGATTTTCCGTTTGTAGACAGCTTTGTAGTCAGGAAAAAGCGAGTGTTCATGCAGGTTTTCTGGTTTTGTCTACGTTGTCTACAATAAAATCCCTTGGAAGGAGAAAAAGAAAAGGAAATAAGAAATGCGCGCGTACACGCGAGAGTCTTATACGCTTCACGTGAGGGATTTATAGGAAAACGCTGATTTTTGTAGTCACGTAGTCAAACCGAAAATGGAAAGGAGAAACTACCATGCCGACAAATAAGCCACTTGAGAAAAGCATCGAGAATGTTCTGCGCAAGGCCGTGGAGGACGCAGGCGGGCTGTGCCTGAAGTGGACCTGCCCCGGACACAGAGGCGTACCTGACCGGATGATCCTCTTCCCCGGCGGCATCATCGCCTTTGTGGAGCTCAAGCGCCCCGGAGCAAAGGTCAAAGCGGGCGGGCTGCAGGAGTGGTGGCGGCAGCGGCTGTGGGAGTTCGGTTTTCCCTGCTACGAGGTCAGCCGCAAATATCAGGCCGTGGCTCTGGCCAAGCGGCTGAGCATGGGAAGTCAGATGCAGCAGTTGAGCGCAGAGGATGCCATACAGCATCAGCCCGATGCGTCCGTCGACTGGGCTGACGACGAGGGCTGGCCTTACGAAATCGACGACTGACACACTGCCCTAAAAGAAACGGAGGTCAAAGCAATGCAGCAATTTCACCCGCACCCGTATCAGCAGGCGGGCATCGAGGCCATTCTGGAAAAGCCCGGAGTGGCCCTCTGGATGGAGATGGGGCTCGGCAAGACCGTCGTGACCCTGACCGCCATCGACCAGCTCATCTACGACCGGCTGGAGATTCGCCGGGTGCTCATCATCGCGCCCCGGAAGGTGGCCGAAGCGACGTGGCAGGACGAGGCAGCCAAGTGGGAGCACCTGCGGCATCTGCGCCTATCCACCGTGCTGGGCAGCGAGAAGCAGCGTCTCGCCGCGCTGGCTGCCCCGGCGGACATTTACATCATCAACCGAGAGAACACGGCGTGGCTGGTGCAGACGCTGGGCCGGAAGTGGGATTTTGACATGGTGGTGCTGGATGAGGCGTCCAGCTTCAAGAACCATGCAGCCCAGCGCTTCAAAGCCCTCAAAGCCGTGCGCCCCCGCATCCACAAGCTGGTGGAGCTGACCGGGACGCCCAGCCCCAACGGCCTGCTGGACCTCTGGGCGCAGGTCTGGCTGCTGGATCAGGGGCAGCGGCTGGGCAGGTACATCACCCACTATCGGCAGCAGTACTTCTGGCCCACCCAGTACAGCTACGAGCCGAAAGCAGAGGCTGCGGAGGCCATCCATACCGCCATCCGGGACATCGTCCTCAGCTTCAAAGCCGCCGACCACCTGACTCTGCCGGAGAAGATCATCGACGACATCCCGGTGGTGCTGGACAAGCCTGCCAAGGCGGCCTACAAGAAGCTGGAGAAGGACTACCTGCTGGATGTGGACGGCGAGACCATCACCGCCCAGCAGGCGGCCACCCTGACCGGCAAGCTGCTCCAGCTGTGCAACGGCAGCCTGTACGACGAGGACGGCACGGTGCACCAGATCCACCGGTGCAAGCTGGATGCCTTTGATGAACTGATCGACGCGCTGGACGGCCAGAAAGCCCTCGTGTTTTACGGTTTCCGCTTCGACGAGGAGCAGCTCATCGGAACGCTGAAAACACGCCACAGGGGCCTCAGATTCGCCGTGCTGGACAATGAGCACGACGTAGCCGCATGGAACACGGGAGAGCTGGACGTTCTGCTGGCCCAGCCTGCCAGCTGCGCCTACGGGCTGAACCTCCAGCAGGGCGGGCATCACCTCATCTGGTACAGCCTGCCCTGGAGCCTCGAGCTTTACGCGCAGGGCGAAGCCCGACTCTACCGGCAGGGCCAGACTCAGAGCGTCATCGTCCACCGCCTCATCGTCAAGGGCGGAGCCGACGCGCTGGTGGCAAATGCCCTCACCCGCAAAGACACCGACCAGAACGCCCTGATGCAGGCCGTGAAGACCCGCATCCGGGAAGTGCAGAGAGGAGACCACCCATGAGCATCCGAGCATTCCGCAGGCTGACCCGGACACAGCGCCGGGCCTTTATCGACACCATCACCGACCCCCTCACCCGCCGGGTGTTCGAGATTGCATTCCTCGGCCCGGGCAAGGTCAGCTGGCAGAAAGCCGCCCTGCTCTACGGCGGCGGCATTTCCCCGGAAACGCTCCGGGTCTGGGTCTGGCGGGAGCTGCATCGCGCAAGCGCCCCCGCAGAGCGCCTGTAAGCGCTCCGTTTCGCCAGACAGCAGCTTTTACGCCAAAGCACCAAAAGCCCCGCACAGAGCTTCGCGGCCGCTCGTCCGTGCAAATCGTAACGATTTTGAGGTTTTACCCATGCTATGCTTTCTGAGATAACGACACAGGAGGCCGAGCATGGGTTTTTCGAACGAGCGGATGAGGACAGCACAGCTGGCGGGCTGGTTCCTGCTGGAGGGCATCGAGCTGACCCCGGCGGGCAACCCCATCACCCAGCCGCAGGAGCTGCCCTTCGGGGTCGATCACCTCATCGGCTTCAATGAGCTGCTGACCTGCAAGCACCCGGAGAGCGCAGGGGTGCATTTCTTCCTCGACGACTACCAGTTCGAGCGATTCTGGCGTCAGCCGCAGCGGTATCTCGCCGCGCTGGCAAAATGCCCGTTGGTCATCGGGCCGGACTTTTCGCTGTACACCGACTTCCCCGCCCCACTGCAGCGGTGGAACCACTACCGCAACCAGCTGCTCACCGCATGGCTTCAGCAGCAGGGCGTCTGCGCCATTCCCGCCGCCGGATGGGCCGACGATGCCAGCTTTGACTGGTGCTTCGACGGCATCTCCCCCGGAGGGGCAGTGGCGGTAAGCACGGTGGGCTGTCTCGTCCACAGGCAGGCGGAGGCCGGTTTTCTCGCAGGGCTGGAAGAACTGCTGCGGCAGGTGCAGCCTGAAGAGCTGCTGCTCTACGGCAGCGTGACGCCCGACATCGCAAGCCTCCTGCAAAGCAAGAGCATCCCGTGGCAGGCATTCCCACACGGCATGGCGGCCCGCAGAAGGGCCAGAGAGGAGGCGCGGTAATGGGCGGCAGAGGAAGCAGCATGAGAGGCAGTCAGGGCATGGGAGGGGGTACAGGAGCGCCCGCAGCCGCCGCACAGGCGATGCCCACGGTACGGGCAGCTCCAGCGGTGCAGCAGGCAGGCCCGCCCACCGGCGCAACCGGATTCGGGCATCTGACGCCCCAGCAGGTGGCCGCATTTGAGAACGCCGCCCAGCAGCAGATGCAGCGCGACCCGGCGCTGGCAGCAGGCGTCGTGGACTACATCAACCCGGTCATGCAGAGCAACGGCAAGGCCCTGAGCCAGAACGCCAACTGGGCCGCAGCGAACGGTCTGCCTCTGACCAAGCGGCAGCAGGCCATGATGGACGCAGTGGACAAGCTGGCCAAGCCCATCGGGCAGGAGACGACCCTCTACCGGGCCGACCACGACGACTTCCTGAAGCGCCTGAAGGTCAACAACTACCAGAGCATGAGCGACAGCCAGCTGCGCAAGGCGCTGGTGGGCAAGACCTGGACGAACGACTGCCTGGAATCCACGGCCTACGACAGCCGGGACAACCCCTTCTGGCCGCAGCCGAGTGGACGTGGAGCAGGAAAGCACGGGCAGGGCGGCATCAAATCTGGCAACCGCGAAGTCCTGATCCGGTACCGCACCGCCAAGAGCGCCCGCGCAGCATTCATCCAGCCCAGCCAGTCCGAAGCGGTTCTGGCGGTAGGAACCCATCACAAGATCACCGGTGTCCGCTCTACCCGCACCGGGCCGTCTCACACATACCTGACCGGCAAACGCGTGATTGAACTGGAAATCGAAGTGTGGTAAAATCAATTCGGAGGACTTTACTATGGCAGCAAAGAAAGACCCTTACGCAAAGTTCCGCAAGCTCAAGCAGCACCCGGACTACGACAAAATGACCCCGGCAGAGCGCCGCCTGTACGGCGAATACCTGCAGTCGGATGAGCAGAAATTCCGGCCCCTCGACACTCCGGCTTCCCCCTACCCCTTCCCTAATCTGGGCATGGAGAAGCCCGCCAGCAAGAAGAAAACCACCAAGGCAAAACCCAAGAAAAAGTAATTCGTAACGGTTTGCCCCTGCATTTCGTGTTACCCTTGACCGAGAAATTCACGGCCAAGGGAGGAAAGACATGGGCGGCAGAGGCACAAGCATGGGCGGCAGCCACGGCATGGGTGGAGGCGGTGGTGCAGGAGGTGCAGCGAAAGCAGCGGCACCGGCAGCATCCCAGACTCGTGAACAGCAGCTGCTGGCACAGATCAAGGGCAACCCGGCGGCCCTGATGCAGATGAGCGATCAGGATGCCGCAGATACCGTGGATGCCATTGCAAAGCAGAGTATCCGAACCGATGGCACACAGAACGACACGTTCATCCAGCGCTATCTGAATGCCGTAGGTTTTACCGATGACACGCCTCAGCTGCTGAGTGAGACCGCCTACGAGAAAGCCCGCAAAAAAGCGGGCGAAGCATCTCTGTATCATGCTGACCGCAACTTCGGCGGCAAGACAGGTGACCACTACAATCAGCAGCTTATGTCGGGTGATACGATGTACTCCTCCAACGGCATCCTTGGCGCGGGTACATACTGGGCCTGGGATTCTGCCTCGGATTCTGGTGAATATGGCCGCTATCAGTGCAAGGGTTTTCTGAACTCCAAAGCCCGCGTAGTGACCTGCGACCAGCTCAGTCAATTGGGCCGCAAGTTCAGCGCCAGCCACCCGAGAACTTACGCCAAGTTGGCAAAAGCCCGGGCGGGCTATAGTGGTTCAGACGAGACCTTGTATTCTTTTCTGGCCGCCACTCACGGGTACAACGTCATTCAGAACAGCTCGACAAAATACACTGGCTGTTATATGGTCACGCTAACTCGTAGTGTTCTAACGATGTCTAAGAAAACCATCAAGAATGCAACATCGACCATGCAGAACTGGTAAGGAGGAAACACCATGGCAATTACTAAGGACGCTGAAAAACTGGTTTCGCAGGTCGAAAACGGAGAGGGCGCAAAGTACGGCAGAGACGCCCGGAAATTCGCAGTAGATAGCTGGAAAATCCACACCGGGGAATGGCCCGCACCCAAGGGCTGGAAAGACCCCTACGCCAAGCTGGACAAGACCGCAAAGGCCAAGCCCAAGACCACCAAGGCGAAAGTTAAAAAGTAATTCATAACGCTTTTTCCGTAGACTCTCTGGTATAATCGCCAGAGAGTCTATTTTTTTTTTTTGTTTGCCCGGGAGGTATGGCATGGACGGCGCAAAGCACCAGATCGAGTATAAGCGGCTGGACGAGATACGGCCCTACGACAACAATCCCCGGCGCAACGACGAGGCCGCAAAGGCAGTGGCCAACAGCATCCGGGAGTTCGGCTTCCAGTCCCCCATCATTGTGGACAGGGACGGAGTCATCATCGCCGGACACACCCGGTACAAGGCCGCCCGGAGGCTCAAGCTCCAGACCGTGCCGGTCATCGTGGCCGGGGAGCTGACGCCCGAACAGGTCAAGGCCCTGCGCATCGCAGACAACTCCACCGGCGAAGTGGCCGAGTGGGACTTGCAGCTTCTGGTGCAGGAGCTGACCGGCATCGACTACGACATGGCCGACTTCGGCCTGAATCTTGAGATCAGGGTGGACGAAGAGGTCAAAGAGGACGACTTCGACGCTGAGCCGCCCGAGAAGCCCATCACCCAGCGGGGAGACATCTGGCTGCTGGGCGACCACCGGGTCATGTGCGGCGACAGCACCAGCCCGCAGGACGTGGAGCGGCTCATGGACGGCCAGCTGGCCGACCTGCTGCTCACCGACCCGCCCTACAACGTCAACTACGAGGGCAGCAACGGCAAGAAGATCGAGAACGACAACATGGCAGAAAGCGAGTTCCGGCAGTTCCTGCTCAAGGCATACAGCCGGGCCTTCGACGCCTGCCGCACCGGGGCCAGCGCGTATATCTTCCACGCCGACACCGAGGGCGAGGCCTTCCGGGCCATGTTCCGGGAGGCTGGCTGGGGGCTGCATGGTTGCCTCGTCTGGGTCAAGAACAGCCTTGTGCTGGGCCGCAGCGACTACCAATGGCAGCACGAACCCTGCCTGTACGGCTGGAAGCCCGGGGCCAACCACTACTTCATCAACGACCGCAGCCAGACCACCGTCATCGACGACGCGAAGCCGGACGACCTGCGGCACATGAAGAAGGACCAGCTGCTGGACTGGGCCATCAAGGCGCAGGCCCTGCTCACACAGACGCCAAGCAGCGTCCTCCGCTGCGATAAGCCGCCCCGCAATGCCGAGCACCCCACCATGAAGCCGGTGGTGCTCTGCGGCAGGCTCATCAAGAACAGCTCGAAGCCCGGCCAGACCGTGCTGGACCTGTTCGGCGGCAGCGGCTCCACCCTCATCGCCTGCGAGCAGCTGAGCCGGAGGTGCTGCACGATGGAGTACGACCCCAGGTATGTGGACGTCATCATAAAACGGTGGGAGGACTTCACCGGCGAAAAGGCCGTCCGCCTCAAATAACCATCCCCCGCCGGGGCAGGTTTTCTACTCCTTTCCCGCCCCGGCTTTTATCTTAGCCAAAACGGTACGCACCCGGGTCATCCTCCGCCCGAAACGTCCTCCACCCGGAGGGCCTGTGCGTACCGTTTTCTCATACACGGAGGTGACACCTTGGCACGAGAATCCCTCATCAGCAAATGGAACAGCCCCAGCGGCCTGCTGCGATTGCAGCGGCTGGCCATGCATGGCCTCAACCAGTCCGAGATCTGTGAACAGATCGGCGTGCCGACCCGCACCTTCCGGCGCTGGTGTACGCAGGACCCCCGCATCGCGCAGGCCATCAGCGTGGGCGCAGAGGCAGCGCTGGCCAGCGTGGAGAACGCCCTGTTCAAGAAGGCCCAGAGCGGCGACCTCGGCGCGATGTGCTTTTATCTGAAGAACCGCGACCCCGAGCACTGGTCAGAACACCCGGAGCTGCGGGGCTACGACGGAAAGGTGGTGTTTGTGGATGACATACCAAAGACGGAGGCCCCCAAACCTTCTCAAGCAGCAGCTGAAACTCAGCAGCCTCATCATCCCTGAATACTACGCCGCCCACACGGCCATCTGGTCGGGTGAGTACAACGAGTATCTGGGCGACGGCGGACGCGGCTCTCTCAAGTCCACCTTCGCCGCCACCGAAGTGGTGCTGCTCCTCATGCGGGTGCCGAACATCCACGGCGTGGTGCTGCGCAAGGTGGGAAACACCATCGCCACCAGCGTCTGGCCCGAGTACAACCGGGTCATCGACCGCATGGGCATCCGGCATCTCTGGAAGCAGCAGAAGAAGCCCTACACTCTCACATACATCCCCACTGGGCAGACCATCCAGTTCTACGGCCTCGACGACCCGGGCAAGCTGAAATCCATCGCCGTACCCTTCGGCTACTTCGGTGTCATGCACTTCGAGGAGTTCGACCAGTACGACGGCCCGGAGGAAGTCCGAAACGTAGAACAGTCCGTCTTCCGAGGCGGACCGTTCAGCTTTTCCTTCAAGACCTTTAACAGCCCGGCCATGGCCCGTCACTGGGTCAACCGGTACAAGCGGGAGCCGAAGCCCAAGCAGTTCCGCCACCACACCACCTACCTGACCACCCCTCCCGAGTGGCTCGGTCCCCGATTCTTCGATGACGCGGAGACCCTGAAACAGCGCGACCCGGTGGCCTACGCCCACGAATATATGGGTGAGGTGGTAGGCTGCGGCACCGCCGTGTTCGAGAATCTGGAGCTGCGGCCCATCACCGGCGAGGAGATCGCAGGGTTCGACCGGCGCTACTACGGCCTCGACTTCGGCTGGTATCCTGACCCGAACCACTTCGGCGGGATGAGCTACGACCACGCCCGGCAGACCATCTACATCTTCGAGGAACACCGCGCCCAGAAGGAAACAGACGCCCAGCTGGCAGAGGCGCTGAAAAAACACCAGCGAGAGACCATCATCGCGGACAGCGCGGCCAACCGCTCCATCGCCACCCTGCGCGACCTTGGATTCCGGCAACTGCGAGGCTGCACCAAGTATGCCCGCAACGGCGGCACCAGCGTGACCGACGGCATGAAGTGGCTGCAGAGCCGGGCCAAGATCGTCATCGACCCGGTGCGCTGTCCGTGGACTGCCCGGGAGTTTTCGGAATATGAGTACGCCATCGACAAAAAGACCGGCGAGGTGGCCCCCGGGTATGTCGATGCCGCCAACCACAGCATCGATATGACCCGGTACGCCCTCGAGGACGTCTGGCAGCAGAGAGGAGCACAGAACGCATGATAAACCACGCCGACATCGAGAACATCATCGGCTGCAAAACACTGGTCACCGACCGGATGCAACAGGCCATCGAAGGGTGGTATGACGCTGCCATCAACGGTCTGCCCCTCAGCCGCGACCCGGAGACCCTCTCCCTGGGCCTGCCTGCGGTCATCTGCAGTGAGCTGGCCCGGCTGACCACGCTGGAGCTGGATGCCAAGGTGGAGGGCAGTCCCCGGGCAGACTGGGTGAACACCCAGCTGCAGCGGGTGCTGGCCCCCCGCAGACGGCGGAAATTCGCCCTCGCACTGGCGCTGGGCAGCGGCATCTGGAAGCCTTACCAGAGTGGCCGCAGCCTCGGCATCAGCTTCAGCAACGCCAGCCAGTATTATCCGGTAGCGCACGACATCGATGGCCGCCTGACTGAGGGCGTCTTTGTGGAGACGCTGCAGGACAACGGCGACTGCTATCACCGCCTCGAATGGCTCCACGTCCTCGAGAGCAAAGCGGACCTGCGGGACGCGGAGCTGGCCCTTTTGGAGGACTACGACCTCGACCCGCCGGGGCAGTTCCCCTGTGTGCAGGTCATCAATCTGGCGTTTCGCAGTGCTACACGAAGCTCGCTGGGCAGCCCGGAAGACCTGAGCATCCGCCCCGAGTGGGATGAGCTGCAGCCGGTGGCATGGCTCACCGGACAGGACAAGCTGCCTCTGGGCTACTTCGTAACGCCCATCGTCAACAACATCGATCCCGACAGTGAGCTTGGAGCCGCCATGTTCGAGTCCGCCCGGCAGCAGATCATCGACGCAGACGAGCAGTACACCCGGCTGGACTGGGAGTATGAGGGCGGCGAGCTGGCCGTGGACACCGCAGGCAGCTATCTCAAACCCTCCGGCGTCGGGCAGCAGCTCTCCCGCGCCGAGGCACTGCGCCAGTACGGCGTCCCGCCCGAGGCCATCGACAGCACCGCGCCCCACCACCGGGAACGGCTGTTCCACGGTCTTGATGTCAACACCGGCATCCTCCAGAGCACCCCCTTCTATCAGGTCTTCTCCCCCGCCCTGCGGGACGGCAGCTACCTCGCCGGTCTGAACCAGTATCTCCGTAATGTGGAGAGCCACGCGGGCCTGAGCTTCGGCGTCCTGTCGCAGGTGGCCGACGTGGAAAAGACCGCCACCGAGATCGTCAACAGCAAGCAGAAGCTCTACGCCACCGTGTCCGACCTTCAGGCAGCGCTGGAGGACGCTCTGCGAGGCCTTATCGAGGCGCTGGATTACTGGGCCGACCATATCCCCGATGCCCCGGGGCGGGGCAAGCTGAGCATCTCCTTCAAGTGGGACGACAGCATCATCCTCGACCGGCTCTCCGAGATGGCCCAGTGGCAGCAGGAAGTCACGATGGGCCTGCGGGGCAAGGCCGAGTACCGTCAGCACTTCTACGGCGAGGACGAGCAGACGGCCCGGGCGGCCATTGAAGCCATCCAGCACGAGAACGGCGGCGATGACATTCTGAAAGGAGTCCTGAGCAATGGCAGCTAACACTAAAAAGGCCCGGATGGAGCAAGCCGCAGCCCGTCTGGACCATCTGGCAGGCAACGCCAGCGTTCTCCGCTCTCCGGAGCTGTGGGAGCGGTATCATGAAGCCGTAAAGATCACCGAGCTGCTGGGCTTCCAAGTTGCCCAGAGCGGCGGACGCCACACGGTGACGCCGTGCTGACGCCGGAACAGGTAGACCGCTACACCGGCCTGCTCGCGGCCCCGTGGGATGAGCTGAGCGAGCGCATCCTCCGGGACATGGTGCGCCGTATCCTCAAGGCAGGGCGGGTCACCTCCACCGCTGAGTGGCAGATGCTCCGCGCGGAGGCACTGGGTGCAAGCAGAGCCTATCTCATCCAGCAGATGAACGCCATCGTGCAGCAGATCAGCCCGCAGGAGGCCGCTGTGTTTGCCCGGGCAATGCAGGAGGCCTACGGCATCGACGTTAAAGATGCAGCCGCAGCAGGCCGCTCTCTGCCCTCTCTGGGCGAGAGCGAGGAGGCGCAGCAGATCGTGCGCAGCGGCTACCGCCGCACCATGAACACCCTCTACAACCTCACCCAGACCCGGGCGGTCATGGGGAACGACAACATGGTGGAGACCACCCAGCGCCAGCTGGCCTATTACCTCGACCTGGCCCACGCCGACGCCGTCAGCGGGGCGTTCAGCTCCGACGACGCGGCCCGCAGAGCACTCAACGAGCTGGCGTCCAAGGGCGTCGGCGCTATCACCTACCCCAGCGGCCATGTGGATACGCTGGACGTGGTGGTGCTGCGGGCCTGCCGCACAGGGGTCAATCAGACCGCCGGGGAGATCACCCGCCACAATGCGGACACTCTCGACTGCGACCTGATGGAGCTGGACGCCCACGTGGGCGCACGCACCGGCGACGGCGGGCAGGACCTGACCAACCACAGCTGGTGGCAGGGTCAGATCGTCAGCCGCAGCGGCAGACACGGCTACCTCTCGCTGGCCGACATCGGCTACGGCGACGTCCGGGGCTTCATGGGGGCCAACTGCTCCCACAACTGGTCGATGTACTGGGAGGGGGCGAGCGTGCGCAGCTACACCCCCGAACGGCTGGCGAGGATCAATGCCGCCACCGTCTCCTACAACGGCAAAGACATCGGGAGGTACGCGGCCACCCAGATGCAGCGTGCACAGGAGCGCCGCATCCGGGCCGAGAAGCGGGCATTTCTTGTTGCCCGGGAAAGCGGCCAGCATGATATGGAAAAGGCCGCAGCGGACAAGCTGGCCGCCTCTCGTGCGAAGCTGAAGGACTTCTGCCATCAGACCGGACTCCACTCCTACCAGCTGCGGGAGTCGGTTCCCGGCTTTGGGCAGAGCGAGGCCGCGAGCGCAGCGGCACAGGCGAGGAAACAAAAGGCTCTTTGACGCTTTCTGACGCTTATGTTTACTGTACTTTTAGCTAGAGACATGATACAATCGGCTCACTATGGAAAGTGAGGTATGTATCATGAAAAAGAGCAAGCTTCGTCTTGGTGCTGCCGCCCTCGCGCTGGCGGCTTTGCTGACCGCCTGCGGCGGCAGCTCTTCCAGCACTCCTGAGTCCAGTGCAACCCCGGCTGCGGAAAGCGCCGTGAGCGCGTCCAGCGTGGTGGAGGCCGAGAGTAGCGCTGTTTCTGAGTCCGTGCCTGAATCAGTCGCTGAAAGCAGTACCGAGGCGCAGGCCTACGTCATCAATGGGGTCACCTTCATCGTGGGCGATGTCCCAAACGACGTTACCGGAAACTGGCGCTTTGCCACGGTTTCGGAGGGCGTCGACATGACCCAGTACGCGGTGGAGTATTATAAGCAGTGCTTCGGCGACGATAGTGAGATTCATTTTATCATCGATGATAATAGTGGAACGACCACCAAGCTCGCCTATATGTTCGGAAATATTGACGTTCTTGTGAAGGAACACGTCAAGGATGAAGAGTTTGATGCCAAGACGCTGGGGAATGGTGCTACACTGGCAGAATACTTTGTAGACGTAGAGACCGGCGAAGTCGAAAAGGTTAGCTGAGAAATAGACAAGACAAAAGCCCTGAAGGAATGCACCTTCAGGGCTTTTCTTATTGGGGTAATTCACTTGAAGCGACCCAGCAGTTCATCCACGAAGTCCATCGCCTCCTGCGTGGACGGCAGTGTGCACCACCCCCGGTCGTAATAGGCTGCTTCCTGCCAGTACCGGACCTCACCGGGAGGCAGTTCAGCGATCCAGAGCTTCGAGACCCTCCCGCCATTGATGCCGCATGTGCTGCCCTCGGGGTAGACCTTGGCCTCCCACCGGAACACGTACCCGTTCCGTTCGGTCTGGCCCTCGTGCCAGAACTGACCGCCCATCTCCGCACGGAATCCACGCATCACTGATCACCCCCGCCGTAGTCCACCACATAGCCGTTGTACTCGAAGGTCACAGCCGCCAGCGCTGCCTGTGCAAGCCGAGTTGCGAACAGAATAGTATCCTCCGGAGGCTTCGTCCCAAAAGACGCCCACTGGACACCCATCTTCACCGGAGTACCCTGCCGGGCAAAGTTGCAGTTGTGGATCTGGATGCCGTCCTCCGCAGAGAACTGCGCCTGAAGCGCGTCCAGCGCCTCACCGTAGACCTTCCAGTTGACCGTCTTCATCGTTACCACTCTCCTTTCTCAGCGGCCTCACGGATTGCCCGCTCTTCGTTCTCCTGATCCAGCGCCTGCGCAAAGGCATCCAGCGCGCTGGCCCTCGTGATGGGCCCGAACTCCTTCACGAAGTAGGCGAAGGTGCGGTCGTCCCAGCACTCGACATAGCCGTCGCCGCCCTTACCGTAGTTCTCACGGGCCAGAGCCATGAACTGGTCGAAGGTCAGTGCCGGAGGGTCCGGCTCGGTGTCCAGAGGGACGACCCGGATGCCCAGATGCCCTCGCTTCAGCAAGTAGGCAGCCTCGGCATCCGCTGCCTTACGATCAGCCCGACAGCCCCAGACCACCAGCGTGCCATCTTTCAGCTCATCGATGATCGCCCAGTTGTAATCGTGCGTCTTGCTGGTGCGCACCAGCTGGCCTTTGTAATAGAATTTCATGGATCAGTCCTCCTTCAGCTCGTGCAGCAACTTTTCCAGTGCTGCGATATGCTCCTCATAATACAGACCGCCGCGGCGGGAGCCGCAGTAGCGGGAATAAGAAATCTTCCAGCGGCGAATCTGCTCCTTGCAGGCAGCCACCGGATCGGCGGCGGTCTTGATCTCTTCGATGCTCAGATCACGCATAGTTCAGTCCTCCTTGTTGATGTACTCATCGGTATCCCGGCTGGACTCCCCCATCAGGAACACCCGGTGTTTACCTCCGGAGTCCCGCAGCCAGTCTCCACCCAGAGCGCAGAGGGTGAAGATCATCCCCTGATACTGGCCCTCGGCGTACAGCCGAGCGCTTTCAGCCACGTCCTGACGGTGCATGACGCACCACTGAGAGTCCATATTGAACGCCAGCGTCCCCAGATGGCCGCGCAGTTCCTTCTTCTTCACGGTTCAGCCCTCCTTCACCAAATTCAGCATCTTGATCACGCGGTTCCACTGCTCCTGCGTGAGGCAGCCTCCGTTATTCACAACAGCCTGCGCGGCAGCGATTTCCTGCTGCATCTCGGCCTTGCTCATCTCGCTCAGGTTCTTCATTTTTTGTTTACCTCCGTTGCCTTTTTACCCCGGAACCCTTCCGGTGGCTGTATGTTACCTCTGCGAAAAGACAAAGTCAAGTTGTTTTTGATTTATTATTTAATTTCTTTTTGTTGTTGACTTTTGCCTCGGCAAGTCATATTCTTGTGACAGAAAGGAGTGACCCGAGATGACCACATCCAGCCGTGTAAAGGCTCTTCTGGAGCTGACCGAGACCGACCAAAACACCTTCGCCGCAGCCTTTGGCATGACCACCCCGCAGGCCATGAACAACAAGCTGCGCAGGGATAGCTGGTCGGCAAAAGACCTCGCCCGGGCAGCCGCGATCTGCGGCGCAAAGCTGGCGTTCATTCTCCCGGATGGCTCCCAGCTCATCCTTGCACCCGAAGAATAACAGCTACACCCGCAAAAGCCCGCCTCAGAGAGAAGCACTTCTCTCTGAGGCGGGCTTTTCAAGTCGTAACGGTTTTGGGGGTGAAGTTGTGGTACGATAGCAGGCAGAATACACCGCGCACCCGGTGTCAGAGAGGTGCAGGGGCATCACGCACGGCAGCGTGTCAGAAACCGCCGTAGGCCCCCACAGGAGGAACAGATGAGACGAGAGGACCTGAGAGCCATCGAGGGCATGACCGAGGAACAGGTAGAGGCCGTCATGCGGCTGCACGGACAGGACGAAGCGGCCCACAACACCACGGTGCAGGGGCTGCAGGCGCAGCTGACCAGTGTGCAGCAGAGCCTCGCCGCCTTTGATGGCGTAGACGTCAATGACCTGCGCAGCCAGATCACCAGCCTCACCGCCCAGATGCAGACGCAGGCGGCAGAGTACGCCTTCAACGACGTGCTCCGCAGCGCAGCCCGGGAGGCCGGTGCGCTGGACGAAGCGGACGTGATCGCTCTGCTGCCGGACAAGACAGTGCTGCAGGCCAGCAAGAACCAGACCGAGGACGTCATGGCCGCCTTTGCAGCTCTCAAGACCCACAAGCCCTATCTGTTCGCCGCATCCCCCGCCCCCGAGGGCGGACAGCCGCAGCAGGGCGCGGCGGAGGCAAACCCCATCGTCATCCCCAAGCCCCGTGCGCAGGGCGGCAGCGCACAACCTACACTGGCCGAGTTCCTGAACATGACCGGCGCGGAACGCATGGCGCTGCGCACCCGGAACCCGGCTCTCTTCCAGCAGCTCTCGGCACAGCTCCGGGCTGCACGATTCTAACGAGGTAACAAACTATGCCCATCTCCGGCACTTTCGGCGGCTTTCCGTTTGACCCCGAAGTCTATCAGGGCTTCGTGGATCAGGAAGCCACCTTCTCCGATTCCATTCTCGCTTCCGGCATCCTCGCCCGTGACCAGTCTCTGGCGACCTCGCTGGACAATGGCGGTGTACAGGGGACCATCCGCTTCTACAATCCCCTTGACCCCGACAAGGACGCTCCTCTGGTGCGTGACGGCGAGACCGACAACGAGCCCACCGAGGTCTCCGGCGGCAAGCAGAGCTGGATCCGCATCGACCGCATGAAGGCGTGGAAGGCCACCGAGCTGACCCGCGAACTGACCGCAGCCGACCCGATGGCCGCTGTGGCCCGCAACACCGGTCGCTACTGGCGGATGTACAAACAGGGTCTGCTGATCAAGATGGTCAACGCCGTGCTGGGCGCTTCCGGCCTTGAAAAGCACAGCCTGACCATCAGCAAGGGCGGCGTCACTGCAAATCAGCTCATCGACGTGCAGCAGGCGGCGCTGGGTGATATGGCGGGCAAATTCGGTCTGCTGGTGGTTCACTCCAAGATCTACAGCGAGTACCAGAAGCTGGGCCTGCTGAGCTTCAACAAGTACGCCATCACCAACGTGCTTCAGAAGGAGGTCAGCCTGCCCACCATCAACGGTCTGGTGGTCGTGGTCAATGACCGCGGCACCGATGACGGCACCAACTACAACAGCTTCCTGTTCGGTCAGGGCTCCGTGCTGACCGCTGACCCCAAGGTCATCACCCCGGACTATACCGAGTACAATGCGGCAAAGGCCGGCGGCACCGACATCCTCTACAATAACCGCAGCTTTATCCTGCACCCCAATGGCCTGAGCTTTGACGCCGACGGCATCGCCAAGGAGACCCCCACCGACGCCGAGTTTGCCACCACCGGCAACTGGAAGCTGAAGTTTGACCACAAGAACGTCCGCATGGGCAAGCTCAGCATCCCCAAGGCGAACTTCACCGAGGAGTAAGCCATGGAGAGCTGGCTGACTTTTGCCGACTATCAGGCCCAGCATCCGGACGCCTCGCTGACGGAGGCGCAGTTTGAGCTGCTGGCCCGGGACGCTGCGCTCTTCATCGAGAACGCTACCCGTTGGTGCGCTTCCCTCGCCCAGACCGACGGGGAGAAAGCCCTGCTGAGTACCTGTCAGGCCCAGCTCGTCGAGCTGGCCGCCGGCGTCGAGACCGGATGGGACGGCGTGACCAGCGTGAACAATCACGGGTACACCGAAAGCTATGCCTCCGGCATGGACGTCCAGCGCTACCTCGGGCAGCAGCAGCTCACCATCGTGCGGCAGACCCTCAGCGCCCCGGCCACCCGCTGGATGCTTTATGCGGGCAGCGGCGTCAGCCGACCACCCCGCCGCAGGTAGGAGGTGTGATATGCGCTCTCCTCTCCATGCTGGTCAGAGCATCCGGCTGACACACACGGTGCGCAAGGGTACCGCCACCAACAGCTACACCGTCGTCCTCTCGCGAGTGAGCTGTCATGAGTCGGACAGTGTACTCCCCTCCTCCCCGGGCTTTGCGCATTCGGCGGGACGCATCGGCGCTACCGGAATCTGTATTTTTGCCGGGTGGAGCAAAGCAGCCCCCGCAGAAGCCCCAGAGCAGGCCGCAGACGCCGCCGGGCAGTTTCTCACCCCGGAGGCTTTCAGAGCCGCAGACGAGGCTGTCCGGGCCGCTGGCTGGACGCTGGCGCTGGAAGATAAAGTCCTGCTGCCCAGCGGGCGAACAGGTACCGTCACCAGCATTCAGGACAACCGCAGCGGACGATGCCCGCACTGGTACGTGGAGGTGAGCTGATGAGCGACCCCATCTCTCTCCACGTCCAGCTGGGGCCGGACTTCGAGCAGCGGTACGACGCTGCCTTCGCCCGACTCCAGAAGGAGGCCGACGCCGAGTGGATACGGCTGGTGAAGCCCTATATCCCCAAGCGCACCGGCGCTCTGGTGGGCAGTACCGACACCCACACTATACTGGGTAACGGTCACATCGTGCAGGCCACGCCCTATGCCGCCGCCCAGTATTACCGCCTGCCCCTCGGGCAGGGCGTCCGTGAGGACGGGCGCGGGCCGCACTGGGGCGAGCGCTGTGCCAACGACCATCGGGAGGATTTCGGCAGCTTTGTGAAAAAGCGCGCCGGGGAGGTAACGAAATGAGTCAGACCCCCATTGTGAAAGCCGTGCTGGACTGGCTGGCCTCCTGCCCGCTGGTCAGCGGGTATAACGATGGCGATGTTGCCTTCGCCATCGAGTATCTGGGCGCAGAACCGGCGCAGTTCTCGCTTGAGGTGTCCCCCAGCGCTCCCACCATTGAACCGTACATCTCCGGCAGCCTCCGGGCGCGGAACTTCGTGCTGGCCTCCCGGATGATCTACTCGCAGGACGAAGCCCAGCAGGCCGCAAACAGCGGCTTCTGGGAAGAGTTCAGCGACTGGGTGGAAACCCAGTCCCGCCGGGGCGAGCTGCCCCTTCTCGGCCCCGGCAAAAAAGCCGAGAAGGTGGTATGCCTCTCCCCCGGGTATATCATCGGGCAGGACGCCAACACCTGCCGCACCCAGATGCAGCTTCAGCTTCAATATTATCAGGAAGGATGATAAGACTATGACCGTAGCAGAAACGCTGGCGGGCATCAAGAAGAAGTTTGGCTTCGAGCCCAGCGCCAAGTATAAGGGTACCGAGGACGCCAACGACTTCATCTTTGCCATCCAGACCGACAGCACCACTCAGACCAAGAAAAGCCAGTGGATCGTCGCCGCCGAGCGCGTGAAAGAGCACTCCGGCTCTCTCAACGCCTCCACCGAGGACGTCAACTTCATCCGCGCCTCCGCCACCACCAAGGGCACCACCCAGCGCACCTTCTCCATCAACGGCAACCGCTGCGTGGGCGACGCTTTTCAGGATTTTCTCCTGAGCCATAAGATCGTGTTCGGTTCCGGCTCGGACGTGGTGGTGCCGTATATCTATTTCAGCGCCCGCACCGGCAAGGGCGAAGTCGGCGAATGCGTCCTTATCGTCACCTCGGACGTGGGCGGCAGCGCCGGTGCGGCCGCCACCTTCGCCTGCGATGCCAAGGGCATCGAGACCCCGGAGGAGTTCGACTACCTCAACGAGGCTCAGACCGGCAGCGAAAAGGCTGTCAAGGCGTAATCTCTCGCAATGCAATACCGCCCCTGTCACCCATTGGCAGGGGCGAATTTTATAGGAGGCTAAAATGATTATTTGTGGTCAGGAATTCGCATTCTCCGCCCTCAACGCCAACGACGTGGAGCGGATGGAAGCAGCACAGAAGCACCAACAGGCAGCCGCCGAGGCTGAGCAGAAGCGCTACACGGAGGAGTGCGTCTCTTACCCCGGCATCCTGCGCAGCCAGTGCCGGATGATGATGAGCTATCTGGACGAGGTCCTGGGCGAAGGTGCCTCGGAGCGTCTGCATCTGGACGGAGGCGACTTCGGAGCGGTGCTGAAGGTCTGTGAGAGCTTCAAGCAGGCCATCGCCGCAGAGAAAGCCGCCATCAACGGCCAGCTCTCCGCATCTTTGGAGCCGCCCCGCAACCGTGCCGAACGCCGTGCAGCAGCCCAGGAGGTCACTTCCGGCAAGGTCGTCCCCCGGCCGCCCGTCGTCCTGCCCACGGCGCAGCCCGAAGCAACTGCCGAGCAGGTCAAGGCGGCACTGCCGCAGGTGATGGAGTTTCTCTCCACCCCGGAGGGCGCAAAGCTGATGCACAGCTTCGTGGCATCCTATAAGGCCCCCGACAATGGCTGACCTGCTGTTGGACGAGCTGCCCACCGTCTGGGAGGGGCGGGCCATCGACCCGGACTTCCGGCACATGCTCTGGCTCAGCAACCGCATCCAGCGCAGGGTCGAGGAGAGCGCCACATGGGACTTCCTGCGGGAGGCCTTCGGGCGCTTTTACCGGGAGCCGCCAGATAATATCTCCGACCTCGAGAGCGCTTACCAGAGCCTCTGCCGCTTCTATGCGGGCGTCCCCAGCGAGCTGGGTACGGGCTCCGGCGATGAGGATGGCAGCGGCGATCTGACATATGACTTCCACTGCGACGCCCCCTACCTCGTCGCCGCGTTCCAGCAGGCATACGGCATCGACCTCACTACCACGAAGCTCCACTGGTGGCGCTTCAAGGCGCTGTTTGCCGCCCTGCCGGAGAATACCCGGATGTTCCAAATCATGAGCTATCGCGCCGTCGACCTGTCGAGGCTCGAGGGTGCCGAGCGGGAGCGGTATGCCCGCCTCAAAGACATTTATGCCCTGCCCGCCGGGCTGGAAGGAGGGAAACGCGTCCGCAGTGTCGAAGACCACAACGAAGCCTTCCTCGACCGCTTCCGGCCTCGGGAAGGATAACACCCGCGCTCCTGTCCGCTGCCCCCTGTGCGGCCATCCGCTGGCCGTCTGGGCCACGTCCGAGGCCCACGCCCGGGGGCTGTGGGTCAAATGCAAGAACCCCGCCTGTAAGCGGGAGATAGAAATCAGAATCTGAGTCTGTGCCTTTGTGCCTGCGCTCCCGAATGAGAGGTGGACACATTGGCAGATTATACCGTCACCGGCGACACCCGGCTTGACACCAGCGGCTTTACCAAGGGCATCAGCTCCATGACCGTGGCGGCGGGCAACCTGATCTCGGGTCTGGTCTCCACCGCCACCAGCAAGATGGCCGGGCTGGCTAAGTCCTCGGTCAGCGTGGGCATGAGCTTTGAGGCGTCCATGTCTCAGGTGGCCGCCACCATGGGCAAAAGCACCGATGAGATCGAGAGCCTGACCCGAGTCGCCAAAGAGATGGGCAGCTCCACGAAATTCTCGGCTACACAGGCTGCGGACGCCCTGAATTATCTGGCCCTTGCCGGTTACGATGCCGACAAAGCCGCCGAGGTGCTGCCCTCGGTGCTGAATCTGGCTGCCGCAGGCGGCATGGACCTCGCCTATGCTTCTGACCTCGTCACGGACGCGATGGCCTCCCTGAACATCGAGGCCAACAAGAACAATGTAGACGACTTCGGCAACAAGCTGGCCATGGCCGCCAGCAAAGCCAACGCCAACGTCTCCCAGCTGGGCGAGGCCATCCTGACGGTCGGCGGCACTGCTGCCAACCTCAAGAACGGCACCACCGAGCTGACCACCGCCCTCGGCCTGCTGGCCAATGTCGGCATCAAGGGCGCGGAGGGCGGCACCCACCTGCGCAACATCATCCTGTCGCTGCAATCCCCCACCGATGACGCCGCGAAGCTCATACAGCAGCTGGGTCTGCAAGTCTACGACGCGCAGGGCAATATGCGGGGCCTCGACGAGATACTGGGCGACCTGAACACCCGCATGGTCGGCATGACGCAGGGTCAGAAGGACAGCATCATCAATCGGCTGTTCAATAAAACCGACCTCGCCGCCGTCAACGGCCTGCTGGCCGCGCAGGGCGAGCAGTGGGATGCTCTCGCCGCACAGATCGACGCGGCGGGCGGAGCGATGGAGCAGATGGCCGAGACCCAGCAGGACAACCTGCAGGGCGTCATGACGTCCATGAGCTCCGCCTTTGAGGGCTTGCAGCTGGCCGTATACGAGCGGCTGGAACCTGCGCTGACGGACGCGGGCAGCTGGGGCGTCGAGTGCATCCGCAACCTGACCGACGCTCTCAGCAACGGCGGCCCCCAAGCGATGCTGTCCGCAGCGGGCGGCATCCTCTCTGATTTGGCCGCAGGCATCGTGGAGCAGCTGCCCGGGATGGTCTCTGCTGGCGTGAACATCATCGCCTACTTAGCGCAGAGCCTCGTAGCAGCTACACCGGAGATGCTGACCACCGGCGCTTCCATCGTCGACGCGCTGGTGGACAGCCTGAGCTCCGCCCTTCCCCAGCTTCTGCACACCGGCATCGAGATGCTCTCCCAGTTGGGCGCAGGTCTGGTGCAGGGCATCCCGGAGCTGCTGACGCAGGCGCTGCCCCTCGTGGCCGACCTTGCCAGCGGTCTCCGCGAGAATGCCGGGGAGCTGGTGGACGCGGGCCTCGAACTCATCTTCAACCTGATGCAGGGCCTGATGGACGGCCTGCCCACTCTCATCGAGTACCTGCCCGGCATCGTCTCCGACCTCGCGGGCATCATCAACGATAACGCCCCCAAGCTCCTCGTAGCGGGTGCGCACCTCATCGTCATGCTGGGCAGGGGCCTGCTGGAGGCACTGCCTACCATCATCGATAACATCCCCCAGATCTGCAAGGCCATCTTTGACGTGTTCACGGCCTTCCGCTGGCTGGACATCGGCAGCCAGATCATCACCGGTCTGTGGAACGGCCTGAAATCCGGCTGGACTGGTCTCATCTCGAAGGTGCAGAGCCTCGCCCAGCAGCTGCCCGACATCGTGAAGAAGGTGCTGGGCATCCACTCGCCATCCCGAGTGTTCTCCGAGATTGGTATGCAGACCTGTGCCGGTCTAGCGCAGGGCATGACGCTGGGCAGCGCCAAGGTCAAAAAAGCTGCCAGCGAGGTGCTGGCCTCCGTCACCGAGACCGCGACCCAGATCACCGACGGCGTGACCCGCACGGTGGAGACCACGACCCAGCGGATGGCCGATGGTGCCACCAAGCAGGCCCAGACCATCACCTCCACCAGCCGCCAGATGGTGGACGGCGTCCTTAAGGACATCAAGACCGTGGAGACCATCGCGGCGGACGGCAAGCGGACGGTCAGCCAGACCATGGAGACCGTGCGAGACGTAGTGAACACCGTGACGGCCACCACCACGGCCCTCGTGGACGGGGTCAAGACCACCACCCAGACCGTG